AAGAGACTACCGAATGTTCAGTTCTTTACACAGACAGTAAACATACCTTCCTTGTCTCTACAAGTTATAGAACAGCCAAACCCGTTTAAGCCTATTCCGATTACTGGAGATAGACTAACGTTCGGCGATCTACCCATTGCATTTATCATAGACGAGTCTATGAACAACTATATCGAAGTTTTCAATTGGATGAAGGGCATAACCTTTCCAGAAAACTATGATCAATTCAAAAACCTAAAGAATAGTGAGTACGGATTACTTACTGATATCTCTATCGTGATAATGAACAGTCATAAAAATCCGAATATCGAAATTCAATTTCAAGACTGTTTCCCAGTGAGTTTATCTGATGTTACGCTTGACACAACTCAGAGTGATGTTGTGTATCCACAAGCTACGGTGACGTTTGCCTTCAAAAACTTCACAATAACTAAACTATAAGGAAATTTTAAATGTACGAATATAGATGCGCTATTCTCCGTGTTGTCGACGGGGATACGGTTGATGTTGACATTGACCTAGGATTTGGTGTATGGCTAAGAAACGAAAGAGTTCGCATCATGGGTATTGATACTCCAGAGAGCAGAACTTCTGACGAAGTCGAAAAGATCTTTGGTCTTGCCGCAAAGAAAAGACTTGGCGAGATACTCGGTGAAACTGCTATCCTGAGAACTCAGAAGCCAGGAAAGAGTGACGAGAAATTTGGAAGAATACTTGGTGACTTCGTTCTAGGTGACAAGACTGCGTGTTCAATGCTTATTGAAGAAGGCCATGCTGTTCCATACTTTGGAGACTCAAAGGATAACGTTCAGGATATGCATAGAGTAAATCGTGAGAGACTTCTGAAGGAAGGCGTCGTTGATTCAGAAGCTTATGAAAAGCTTTTGAAATCAGAAAGCGATTGACATTTTCCTAATATTATAATATAGTTATAATTATTTGTATGATGGAGTTCTGTGATGGACATTGAAAAAATTAATCAGATGTGGGCTCAGGACTGCAAGATTGACGAAACGAATTTATTTCGCGAGTCAGCACGCATTCCTGAGCTTCATAATAAGTACTATAATCTATTCTATAAAGAAGCTCTTAAGATAAAGAAGCTCAAGGCCGATCTCATCGAACTCGAGAAGGCGAAGACCGAATACTATAGCGGAAGTATGGATGAGCTCGAACTCAAGGAAAGAGGGTGGAAACCTTTTGCACTTAAGGTTCTTAAGAACGACATGGAGAGATATGTTCAGAGCGACAAAGAAGTTATTGAACTGAGTCTTAAGATCTCGTTCTACGAGGAAAACGCCAAGTATCTAGAAAACATCGTGAGACAGATAAATAATAGAAATTATATCATTAAGAATATGATAGATTGGTCAAAGTTTCAAGCTGGCGGTGGATAATGGGTGACGTAGTTAGAGTAGAGAGTCTTAATGATGTGCATATGAAAGTGCTCGCAGATCCTGCTATACGTCAGGAGATAATGAACTACTTTTCATTTCGCCCAGAAGGCTATCAATTCTCACCGGCGTTCAAAGCAAGAGTCTGGGACGGCTACGTCAGATTATATCAGCCACTCAGACCGGTTCTATACACGGGACTACTCAACTACCTCAAAAAATTTTGCGATGATCGTAACTATACTCTGGATGCTCCAGATGATATGATCAAGCCGGAAGATATTCCGGATGATTATGGTTACGAAATCGCCAAGGAGATCAACTCAAAGTTTTCTCCTCGTGACTATCAGAACGACTACATAGTGAATGCTCTCAGATCTCGTAGATCGCTTTCGTTATCGCCGACTTCTTCTGGTAAGTCACTCATCATATATTTAATACAGCAACACTACTATCAGTGCTTTGGTCACAGGACTCTGATTATCGTTCCAACGATTTCTCTCGTTCATCAGATGGCTGGAGACTTTGTTGACTATGGATGCGATCCTAAGTTAGTGTACAAGATACAGGGCGGTGTTGATAAGGAAACAGTAGCGCCAATCGTAATCAGTACTTGGCAGTCGCTCATCAAGCAGCCGAAGGAATGGTTTGATCAGTTCCGTGTAGTACTTGGAGACGAAGCTCATTTGTTCCAAGCAAAATCTCTCACAACGATCATGGAAAAGCTAACGAATGCTCCATATCGTCACGGGTTCACAGGCACGATCTCTTCAGAGAGTAAAGCTCACCACCTTGTTCTCGAAGGCTGCTTCGGTAGCATAAAGCGATACGTGAAAACGAAGGATCTGATAGACGATGGAACCGTCGCAGAGTTTAAGGTAAACGCTCTCGTTCTTCAGTACCCAGAGGATAAGAAGAAAGAGTTTCGTAAGGCACTCAACACCATAAAGGTGAAACAGAAAAAGTGGCCTGCTGAAAGAGAATATCTGATAACCAACGAAAAAAGAAATCTTTTCATTCGAAACCTTGTCTGGTCTCTCAAGGGTCAGAACAATCTTATTCTATTTGACTTGGTCGAAAAACATGGTAAGGTCCTCGAGCCTCTGCTTCGCAGAGGCGATCGTGAACTCCATTTTATATATGGTGGAGTCGATGGGGAAGACCGTGAAGCTATACGTCACTTGGTCGAGAATGATCCAGAAAAAAAGCATGACATCCTTGCCTCCTACGGAGTGTTTTCAACAGGTGTCAACATTAAACGTTTGGACAATGTTATCTTTGCATCTGGATCAAAGTCAGAGATCAAAGTACTTCAGTCTATCGGAAGATCCTTGCGAAAAGGAAACGGATCCGACAAAGCAACTCTCTACGACATCGCAGACGATCTCTCTATCGGAGAGTTTACGAACTATACTCTGAACCACTTCAGACGTCGTATCGAGATCTACTCATCGGAACAGTTTGAGTTTAAGATCTACACGATTCCATTGGAGTAGATTCCACAACTGCCAGAATATTAATTCTGATTATACAAGCTCTACAGGAAATGTCAACCAAAAAATGCATCTATAACGAAATAAGTTATCGGTCACTAAGTAGTTGACATTTTTCTATTTTGGTTTATATTATAACAATACGTTAGTATAAGAAGGGCTCCTTATGACACAAAAAAGAATTAAAAGAAACTACGTTAACAACAAAGACTTACTCGAAGCTCTTATCAACTACAAGAACAAGTGCAAAGAGGCTGAAGATCAAGGCGACGAGATACCGAAGGTTCCAAACTACATCGGTGAGTGCATATATCAGATTGCAACGAGATTGGCGACCAAACCAAACTTTTCAGGGTATTCATATAAAGAAGATATGATCATGGACGGTATTGAGAACTGTCTGCTGTATATCAACAATTTCGATCATATGAAGTCTTCAAATCCATTCGCATACTTTACTCAGGTGATCTGGTATGCGTTTCTTCGAAGAATTCAAAAAGAAAAGAAGCAGATGTACATTCGTTTTAAATCGTCCCATAACATGATGATGAACGGTGAAACATATGAGTCTGATGAAGTAAAGCTGCATCTCAATACCAGTGCTGACTATATGAATTCTTTCATTGAAGATTTTGAAAATAAGTTGACAAAGAGTAAAGAAAAAGCTAACGGCGTTGACAAGTGAATGGGAAGAAATCGTAAATGAAGATTGCAATTATTAATGATACACACTTTGGTGTGAGAGGTGATAGTCAAGTATTTTTAGACCATCAAGAGAAATTCTTTCGTGAAGTATTCTTTCCATATCTTGACGAACATGGCATTCGTATCGTGTTTGACCTTGGTGACACGTTTGATCGTAGAAAGTACATCAATTATGTTACTCTCAAGAGAGTCAAGGAGTTCTTCTTTAATCAGCTTTGGGCTCGAGGTATCGAGTATCATGCGATCGTTGGAAACCACAGTGTATACTTTACGAATACAAATGAAGTCAACTCGATGGATCTGCTGCTTCGAGAGTACGATAAATTTCATATATACGAGAAAGAACCAAAGGAGTTGACATTTGGCTCAACTCAGTTTATGATGGTTCCATGGATCACGAAGGATAATGAGGACATCTGTCTCGAAGCTATCGAAAAGACGAATGCTCAAGTACTACTCGGCCATTTCGCAATCGAAGGTTTCGAGATGTTAAAGGGATCGGTGTGCGATCATGGTCTGAAAAAGGATGTGTTTACGCGGTTTCAAGCTGTCTACTCCGGTCACTTTCATCATCCGTCTGAATATGGTAACATCAAGTACCTTGGCGCACAGTATGAAATGACTTGGTCGGATTATGCAGGCCGTCGTGGTTTTCATGTGTTCGACGCAAACACTCGAGACATCACGCTTGTTGAAAATCCAAACCGCATCTTTCATAAGATAGACTATGATGATCGTGATATGACTATCGATGATGTTGCGAATATCAATACAGACGTTCTTAAGAATACATACGTGAAGGTGATCGTCAAGTATCGAACCAATTCATACCTGTACGATATGTTTCTCAACAAGCTGTCTGAGTCTGGCGCAGCCGATGTCAAGTCGGTCGATGACTCTCTGAACCTTGAGTCGGCTGGAGTCTCTGACATACTTGACGAAACGCAAGACACGAAGGATATTCTTCATAACTATATTGATTCAATCGAAACCACGACTGATAAAAAGAAGATTAAGAAAGTTATCGACGATCTTTACATTGAGGCAATGAGTA